AAACCACAGCGTTCATAAGCTTCTTCAATAAACTCAGTTACGTTTGGTTCAAAATTTGTGCTACCTGATAGTGCCATTATTTATTATCCTCTTGGTTATACAAATTATCAAATGTTATGTTTGGATCTATATAACTTTCATGTTGTTCTGCTGAATGTGTCCATTGTGAAGGCATAAAGTCTGGTGCTCCTTCACCTACACGCCATAAAGCAGGATTTGTTGCTCTTACTCTATTATTAGGTAAAGCTACAAAATTACCAGTATATTCACCAGCATCTGTTAAATATAACACATGTGATTGTTTATGTTGAGCGGGATCATCAGCAATAGAGTTTTCTGTGTAATCTACAGTAAACAAATATTTACCCATGTGAAACTCACCACCTATTTTACAAAGCCAGGGTGATGAACTTACTCTATCTAAAACTACAACAGAGTGATCATGACTTAAACAATCCCAAGGTTGAGCTAAATGATCTTCCATAGCAGTAGGCCATTCTTCTAATGGTATGTCAGCTACTAATCCTTGAATTGGCATTCTTGCCCACATAGCACCACCATGAACATTTGGTGCATCTTCTTCATTGTCTATTTCACATCCAGTAAAAACCACTTGAAATGATAAAGATCTATCTGGAATAGTATTAACACCTATAACGAGAGCGTGTAGATACTCTCCGTGATAATTACTGTGGTTGGCTGTAAATTCTTTTCTTACCCAACACTTAAACTGAGGTATGTTAGAAATTAAATATGACATTTAAGGTGCAAATTAAACTTTGCCGCCTTTTGACATATATTTAGTTCCTTTCATTGATGCTCCACCTTTAGCCATGTACTTAGTGCCTTTATTTGAAGCACCACCCTTTGCCATATACTTAGTTCCTTTGTTTGAAGCACCGCCTTTAGCCATGTATTTTGTGCCTTTGACAGAACCGCCCATTGCGTAACCTTTAGTTCTTTTAAACATAATTATTTACTCTTTTTTGTACTGCTTTTTGTAGCAGGTGTTTTTTTCTTAGCAGGAGCTTTCTTTTTAGGCATATTTAAATAAATACGATCTTCTTCTACTGGCTCATCTGGTCTGACTTTTGCGTTTTGTCTAGCTTTTAATTTAGCTTCCATTTTTTTATCTTTAGTTGACATAGTTTCTCCTAACTAAATGTAGTAATTTTTCTTTTTTGATCCATAACCGCACCACAACCTTTTGCCATAGAACCGCCCTTTTTCATTTTAACTCTATTTTGTTTTGCCATGGATTTTTCAATAGCTACAGCTCTTTTTTCTTCATAAGAACTAATTTTGCCATCTTTGTTTAAATCTGCTTTTTTTGGGTTTTTTAATTTTGCCATAATATTATTCTATCTTAATCTATTACTCATAACAATTCCTTGTCCACGTATTGTTTTTTTTACTACAGGACCACCACCGCTAAGTTTATTAGAAACCATGATTGGTTTACCTTTCCTATTAGGATTTGGATCTTTTTTTCTTTTACGTGCTACAAGTTTTGCTCTAGCTTCTTTTGACATACCTTCTGCTTTTTTACGAGGCAAGCATTTAGGTTTACCTTCTGCTTCTTTCTTACTACCACATGATCCTAGTATAGATCCATCAGATCCAATTCTAACCCAGTCTTCATCTAACCATTGCTGAAGCTGTCCCATTATCTTAAACGAGCTTTCATAACAGCACCCTGACCTCTGATTACAGGTCCACCAATAGATTTTTTTGTTCTTTTAGATTTTTTTGCGTAATTAGGGTCTTTGCAATATTTAGACGCAGCAAGGTTAGCATAAGCACTTGGATAAACATCAAAAGTTCTTTTAGCCCAAGCTTTGCCTTCTGGACAAATTTTACCTTTGCTTTTTGCTTTTGCCATTTAGCAATCCCAATCTCGTCTTGCCCAGTAGTTAGCACTACATCTATCTGTAGTACCGCCCATGCCACCACTACGTGCACAATATGATTTTTTTCTTGATTTAGTGTTTTTGTGCATACCTAGTTTTGCATCACCAAAGGTTATACGTTTTACTCGCGAGCTTTCGCTACTGCAACCTTTTACAAAAACTTCTTTTCGTTTCTTACCATATCCAGGGCTACCTTTTGAGATAGCCCTAGGTCTGTTTAAAGTTACTGTTTTGCCTTTATATTCAGCCATTCATCTTAGCTGTAATCTTTGATTAAAGTTAGAACTATAACGTATGAATCTCCAGCAGAATGACCAGTTGTAGTCAACTTAATATCCCCTGTTTTACCAGTACCAGCAGTATTTTGTATACCGCCAAATCCTGTAAAATCTTCATCTGTTGTATAGTCTGCATTAAGATCCCAGCAAATAGTATCGGTAGTTGCATCCCACAGAAGCTTTACACTCATTCCAAAAGTAGAATAAACAATTCTGCCGAGCTTTACACCTGTGCAAACTTGACCATTAGCACTGTTAGGAGCTAAAGCACTAACATCTACCTTTGTGACTGCACTTTCACCATTACCATCAGATGTGTTAGTAAGCTGAATTACAGCTATCCTATTGCCATCTTGTATGGTTGTTGTTGTAACTGCATCTGCCATTATTTACTCCTTATCTTTCAACCATTACATTAATGTAATCAACAGTCATAGTTTTTGCGGCAGCCTCACCATTTTGAATACCAAATGAAATCGTTAGATCTTCATCATTAGGAAGGTTAGTATCTACAAGAACTAAAGGCTCTGCATTATTAACAGAGTAATGTACGTTTGAAGTATCTGGGTCAATAAACCAACTTAAAGTAATAAATGTGTCATCTGCCATAGTAGCAATACTTGAAGCTGTAGTAGCGGTATTGTTTTTCTCGACAGCAAGATCAATTGTTGCTGCGCCATCTGCACTGATAAAGAAAACACCGTCTGTTACATCAAGAGGAGAGGTATCAGTTATGTGTAATCCCATAACAAAATCACTTTGAGTAGCATCACTTACTTTAAATCTGCTTGAAAAGAATGCTCTTTTTCCAGCAGCAAGTGTAAATGCTTCGCCTTTTAGCTGTAAAAAGTCTAGATCGTTATCTCCAGCTGCGTTGGTAAGCAATAAAGCTCCACCAGCAGATGAGGTAACTGCTTCTGTTGCACTTCCTGTACCAGCTTCAGTTGTAGTGATTGTCCAATCACCAGAGTTGTACGTCATAAAGTCATTAAAATAACCGTAGTACGTTTGATCCGATGGATATGGTTGAAACATCGGTAAGTCTTTTTTACTTCTACTAGCAACAGTATTACCTGCCCATAGTATTAAGTTTTGAAAATGTGGATTAGCCATTATGAACTCCTTTTATTTGTATCAATGGAAACCTTGCGGTCCTCATCAAGCTAATTAATTTATAAACTCCTTAAAGTTTACACCTCAAATATAAATCAAGCAAGAAAAAAGGGAGCCGAAGCTCCCCTTAGTAATTGTAGTTGAGTAAGAAACGCTACAATAAATCGTTCCTTTAAGCTCCTTGAGAACCGTAAACGGCTCTAAAGTTAGAATATCCGAAGCTATAACGCTCTCTAGCCTTGTATCTCATGTTGCCAGTATCGAAATCACCTTCCAATGAAGTTGTCATTGGTGATCTTTCAAAATACTTAAATCCATCAGGACAGTCTGTTTTCAAGAAGAAAGCATCTGTGTCTGTTAGATAGTTATTTACAACATAACCGTCAGGTAGCATACCAGTATTCTTAATAGCATTTATGTCGTTGTCAGACGTACCAACTCTTCCAGGAGTTTGTAATAATCTGTCAGCTATAAATACTAATTGTGGTGGAATAATTAGCTTCATACCTTTCAACGCAATGTTAAGACCTTTATCATCCGTAAATGTAGAGATATTAATTAATGCGTCTTCAAGTGAAGTTTCATTAAGATCCGCCATAGTGGTAGCTCTGTTTGCTAAAGTACCGCCTCCCCCTAGAGGGTGAGCAGTGTTAATTAAAGATACGCCATCGCCACCTGCTGTACTAAACGCGTTGTTTAGAACAGATGCTGCTTTGATCTGTTTGGTGTTAGCCATAGATCTTGCTAATGCTTTAGTATATCTTGCTCCAAGCCTGTCATACAGGTTATCTTCTACTGCTTCTTCAGTTAGTGCGAATGCCAAAGCCACTGTTTCGTGGGTATAACGTGAAGTATAGCCTTCGTTAGCTGTATCAAATCTGACACCGCTACCTTCAGCTTTTACCTCTGCATTACCAAACCCTACAATTAGAGTTTCTTCTTCAAACGCTCTATCAGAAGTTTCAGTATCGAAAATTTCTGTATGTTGAGCTTCGTATCTTGAGTATTCCATGCCGAACAAGGCGTTTAAACCTGGCTCTAATTCTTTCGCTAGTTGCGATCTGTTAATTGCCATTATTTATACTCCTGTTGGGTCGACATAAAAATGCTCATTAAATTTAACAATCACATTCACGTTAGCTGAACCTGTTGTACTGTTATCTGGGTCACTCGAAAAGCCCATGATTCTGAACGTAGCAGTTGTAGCTGCTGTTGTTCCAGATAATTCTACTGCTGACATACCAGTTTTGGTAGATCCGGCAGTGTAAGAAATATCTGCGTTCAAACCGACATCAGTTTGAGCTGGAGAACCTGCACTTTGAATTTCAAATACAGCATCAGGGTCATCTACTACGAACGCAACAATATCGGACGATACAGTGCCATCAGGGTAATAAGATTTGAATACAACATCACCGTTTGAATCAGTGAATTGACATCCTCTAAATACACCTATTGACTCATCACCAGCAGCAGCTACTAAAATAGTACCTGTGTTGGTCATTTTTACTAAATCGCCTGAAAAAATATTCCCAGAAGCGCCAGA